TGGATCAATTTTTTGTTCATCATCTGTCATACTATTTCTCCTATCCAGTTACCATTTTTATCTAATACCATTGGAAGAAGTCTTGGTATTCCATTTAGTATTATTCCACAGCCAATAATAAATCTTGTTCTAAAGTTTTTAGCATATGAGAAAGCCATAGACTTTTGATTTATTAAACATCCTACATTCATACCAAAGAATATATCATCAGGGTTAGCCCAATAAGATATAACAAACTTTGTATGATAGTGTCCTTGTACAGCACTCATACCCATTGTCTGTGAAACTTTTAAAATATCTGCCGCTCTACCATGTGTAAAGAAACATTTTTTACCATTACTTAATTTTAAAGTAATATCATCAATCCATTTCCATTTACGAGTTCCTAAGAAATCTCCATATGGTTTAAGAAATTGTTTTGACATTCCAAACTTTAATGCTCTTCTGTAAACTAAACTACTATGATTAGAATCTACTTCGGTTACTTCAGGAAATATCCCCTCTAGTTCTTTTACATACTCTCTTGCTATATCTAATTCATGTCCTGCACTTGGTAAATCAGGATTATGTTCATGCATTGATATTGCATGAAAGTCTAATAAATCGCCTATATTAATTATAGTATCAGGTTTAAATTCTTTTTTGATTGCTTTTAAGAATCTAAAAGAATCTTTGTGATGATAAGGGATATGTAAATCACTTATAACAAGTACAGAATTATGCATGACACTCTCATTATTGTGGTTCTCCCTGATTTCCCCCTGATTGTTGTTGTGCCATCTGTTGCATTTCTTGGAATTGTTGTGCCGCCTGTTGCATTTCTTCAGGCGATCTAATTAACTCTTCAGGCACTCCTAACTTCTTAGCTACAAACTTAGCCGCTTCATCTTGTTTAATTAAAAGATTTAATAATTGTGGGCCAACTCTTGTCTGCACCATTCCTAAAAATCTATCTAGTGTTGCTACATCTTGTTGGTGTTGTGCTTGTGCTAATGGAGAAGAAGATTTAATTTTTATTTCTCTACCATTTACTACTGGGATTTTTATTCTACCTTGTTTTTTTAAAATATATATTACTCTTTGTAAAACAGGATTTACTAATTCTGCTTGTAATCTTCCAAATGCCGCTCCTATTTGTCTTGATAGATCAGCCATTCTTTCTGCTACTTCTGTTGCAGACATAGGAGTTTTCTCATTAGCTACTCCTAACATTTCATTGTATAATGCTTTTTTAATATTAGTTCTCATATCTCTTAATACTAAATCACTTACATTAAAATTACCTGCTGGTGCTATTGGTTGTAGCCCTGATGATCCCATTGCTTTTGGAATAATAGTCCCTGGAATTAGTGAAATATTATCTACATTAATTACACCATCATCTTCTACTTGATACATACCTGAGATAGACATCTGTGCATTTTCTAAAATTAATTCTATAACTAAGTTAGAAGTTTTAATTGCAGGTAATGCTAATTGAAGTGGCCCTCTTCCATAAACTTCTCCTGCTACTTTAGACCATCTATAAATAATATATGGATTAGAACCTAAACCTTTAAATGTTTGTTGTGTTATTTCATGTTCGTACATTGGTGCTATAACACAAAACTTATGCTGTTCTTCTTTTGTATTTGAATAATCTCTATAAACTACTTCTATTATTTCACATTCACTTTCGCCCATCTTTTCCATATCCATTTTCATTTTTTCAGATAGTGTTCCATTTGGATATGCTACTAATAATTCTTTCATTCTAATCATTCTTTTTCTATAGATATGATCTATCTTGTCATCAAATCCTGAATCTAAAACTACTTGTGGTAATGGTATTGCTTTGAATTTAACTGGCTGTATTGCATCTCCCTCTTCTACTAAAAGTACACCTGTACCTACTGCACAATCTAAAAATGTTTCATGTACTTCTTGTGAAAAGTTTGAGTTTTGTAATATTTCAAATACATATTCTGTAACTTGATCTAATAATAAATTTACTTCTCTTTGTTCATTCTTTGGTATTTCAGAACCAGCAACAAAATCTGCCCATCTTGCATAGTTAGGAACTATACCTGATTGTAATCTACTAGCAAATTCTTGTACTCCTACTACTGCTGTTTCATCAAAGATACGATCTGATCTTCTTCTACCAATAGATTCAGCATAAAAAGATTCTCTTTGTGGCAAAGCATATTCATAACATTCTTCAAATGTAGGAAGCCACATATCCTTAATAGATTTTGCATGATTATATCTATTAAGTAACTTCTTAACATCTGACTCAGAATATTCTTCAGGTCTTTGTGGTTTTACTTCAACTACCATTATGCTCCTAGTGTCGGTTTAGACATAAGCTGAGCTGAAATTTCAAAACCCTCGCCGCCTCTTCTACCTGTTAGAAGTGATCTTCTACCTCTTCTACCTGTATAAGCCGCAACTCTTTCTTCAAATTGTTGTTGTTTCAATCTTTTCTTTTCTGCCATCTCTTGTGATCTTAGTCTTTTTCTTTGTTGCCTTACACTTTCCTCCTCAACTGGTGGTGGAGGTGGTGGGGGAGCTTTCGGTCTAAATGGGCCTGCACACATAATTATCTTCTCCTTTCGTAAACGCTTTTAGGTTTTACATCAAATACATTGAAGTTCCTTTTCGCAACTACAGGTTTATTAGATTTCTTTCCAATAGTCAATGCTCTTCCCTCTCCTGCTCCTAATAATAAATATTGTAAAGCATCATGAATATGAGAAAATCTATTCTTATTTGGCTTATCATCATATCTTTCTCCTGATACTTGGAGTCGTCTATAATGATATCCACCAGCAAAACCTCTAATTAAATTATTACATTTAGGATCAAGAAGTATTCCTGACTCTCCATCTACCATTCTTGATAATACTGAATTTACTGATTCTAATCTTATCAATACATCATTTGATGGTGCTGGTCTTGCATGAATACCTTTACCTCTTAATATTTGAAATGGTGTAGATTCATCTGTTTGTACTCTATGATCTCCAGCAGGATCGCCATATATATAAAAATCTCTTGGTAAATACTTTGCCATATGCTGTTTCATAACATCTGCAAACTTTACTATTCCCATATCTTCTGCAACTAATTCATCTATGATTACCCATCTACTTCTAATTCTTTGTGCAAAAACACAAGCAGGTGTAAGTCCGAAGTCTATACCTACAAATATTGGAACACCCTCAGCTATTGCTACATCTCCTTTTGCTACATGAACCTCATCATTAAATGATTCATATACAGGTTTACCATCTTCTACTTGTCCTAATTTATTTAATACATATACATCAATCCAAGATTTAGTTTTACCTCGTATAATATTTTTATAATAGTTTGGTGTAAGGTTCTTTTGATTTTCAGATTTATTATTTATATCATAACCATCTACTTCATTATCTTTATTTTTTATTTCTAACATAGCAGGTGGTTGATTAAAAAATTTCCAGTTATCAGGTTTAATTAACATCTTAGCTTCTTGCTTTGTAATATAATCAGGTATTACAGTTTCTCCTGCAAGTATAGCCCACCAATGATCTGTATCAGGTGGGTTAGTATCTGCAATAACACCATACCAACTTGGGCCACCATCTCTCATAGATGGATATCTTCCTACCCTCATTGAACAAGCATCTACTATTGATTTAGGTATTTCTCTTGCTTCATTAATCCATACACCAGTAAGTTCTAATGATAATAATTTTTTTACATCTTCAGGTCTATCAAGTGCTAAAAATATAACTTCTAATTCTATATCTCCTTTTGCTATCTTATGAGTATAAGGTACACTCCATTGAAATCTTCCCCATTCTTCTTCAGGAAACCAATCAAGCCAAGTTTTAATTGTAGTAGTTCTTAATTGTGGGTTTGTATTTCTTATAACAGCCCATCTTGATTTTCTTTTACCATCTTCAGATGGTTGTTGTATTAATGCTCTTCTAATAATTTCTATGCAACAAGCAACAGATTTACCTGATCCAACTGGCCCACGAAGTCCTCTAAAAAAATCATTATCTTTTAAAAAATTTTTTAATACCTGTCCATCAGGTTTATAGTTCAGTGATCCCATAATCTACCGCTAACTTAATTAATTTTTCTCTAGTATGTGGAGATATAGATTCAATAATTCTATCTGCTTCTTTGTCTGTAACTTTATCTTTAGGATAATGTTTCATATGATTATTCTTCACTACTACTCTTAACCTTTGTAAATCTCTCAAAGGTATTTGACTATAGATCGTCATGTTCTATATCTTTTTACTTTTCTTGCTATTGACTTTGGTTGTTTACTAAATTGTTTACCTGATGCTTTATCTCTTCTCTTCTTAGCTGTTGTTCTTGCATATTCTCTTGCTGATAAAGATTTAATTGCTTTTTCTGGTAAATATCTTTCTCCTGTTTTAGAAGATGGTTTACCTGACTTAGTTCTCCATTTTTGCTTAGACCATTTAGATAATGATGTTTTAGATTTACCACCACCTCTATAACCACCACCTGCTTTCTTATAAGCCTTAACTGCCGCTTGTGCTTTTCTTCCTGACCATTGTCCAGCCGCAGTTCCATGTGATGCTTGTGATTTTATTCTAGCAACAATACGCTTCCATAGTTTAGGTTTTGATTTAGTAGCAGTCTTACTCATTTCCCTATCTTTTTCATTGCCATTCTATGTGCGATAGTAAATGATTTGCCTTTCTTCATTTCTTTTTTCATGAAGTCCATATGTGCTTTACTATGATGTTTCTTATGTTTCATCAAAGTGTTCATTTGTTTTTTTGTTAAATCTTTTACCATTCTTTTGTTGTAATCTGTTCTTCAGCCATTTTCAATGCTTGTTCTTCAGAATGACCTTTCATCATTTTAATCTCAGCATATTGTTTTATTTGTCTTGCTCTTCTTTCTTTCTTTTCTTTAGCTTCCGCTTCCAGTATTGCTTTCGCTGTCTTTTCCCCTCTCTTTAACATTTTCATATGTTCTTTGTTCTTGGGGGCTTCTTTTTCTGATTGCTCTCGAATCTTCATAGTTTCTCCTTGAATTGTTACGACCATTGTCTTGGTCAGTTTTTGGTGTGTATTTCTGCATTATAATCCTCGTATGTAGTTCTCGTACCTATGGGTGCTGAAAAATTTTTAAACTCTTCTTCAGTTAATACATTTTCCTCTAATAATTCTGTATCTCCTAATTTCCAAACACGCACCCAATATTTACGCACTTTTCTTTTTCTTCTTTTTCTTCATCATAGAAGCTACAATTTTTTTCTTCAATCCCTCAGGTAATTTCTTTTGTTTACCTTTCAACATTGATTTGCCTTTGCTACCATACATAGTGTTATCCTTTCTTTTTTTGTTTTTTCTTTTTAAGACGCATTGATATGTTTCTAGCTTTCTTTCTAGCGTCTGCCTTTGAGGATGCACCCCATGCTCTCAAACTTAAAAGAAGTCTAGTTGGCTTACCATTCTTGTATTCAGGGCCACGCATATTTCCCATTCTAGCAAGAAAAGATGCTCTTCTAGGATTGTCGCCACTCTTTACAGGGGCTTTTAGTGTGCCACCTTTATAAGATGCACGACCTTTAGCATTGAGTCCACCTTTCGGATTCTTCCCTGCTTTTCTCATCCATGCTGGTGTTTTGTAAGCCATGCTATTTATCTAGCACAAATTGAACGAACCTTAAAGAGTTATATTGTGAGGGCAACCCCACTAGCAGTAGCAGTACTTGGTTTTTTGAACCCCACCTGACACTGACAAGCGGTAGCCCTGTGATTTCTACGACAAGTCTATGTTTATGGAGAAATCGCCACCGACCAAGTGTTGGTGTTTCTCAGGGGCTTTGAAACCAGCTCGATCAAGTATGTCTTTACTAGCTTCGAGCTGAACATACTCTGACTTAGCCCCCTGAGAAAGGGCTACCAGCTTGGCACTGGCTTTTGCAGAGTTCAGCCCAAGCGATCTGTTGATCTCTTGCATCATGTACGCTTGTACCTCAGGTTTTCGTAGCATCCTTGAAGCACTAACTCTAGCTGAATTACCCTTGTAACCAGCGAGTTTTGATGCTTCTGTGATGGTACATCCTGTGGCTACGAGTGTATCAACAAGCGACTTCGCTTTACCACTAATCTTCGTTTCCTCAGAAGTCCGCTTTGTCATGATTGGTAGCTTGGGCATTGAACTCTATCTAACCTCTATCTAATTCTGTTAAAACCTTTCAGGTAGTATAGCGGTAGATGTATATTGTGTCAAGCTACCGACAATGACCACAATATCCTGTAGTAATCTGCTGGTGTTCATACTGCGGATAGTTTCTAATCATTTTCCCTCTTTGGATGATTAAAACTTGGCCAAAGTAAACCATCCAAAAATAACGAACCGCCCATGCACAAGGGATGGGCTTCAAGTATTATCTTGGCTCCCCCCCCTAAACTCTGGGGGGGATTCTCCCCCCCCAAGATAACACTTGATCGTATTTTATGGTGGTTTCCTACCGAGTTGGCAAGTTTAATCATTAACCAAAGGAGGATAAAATGAAGAAACTTAATACCGCAGTGAACACAATCGCAGATC